ATTGTGAAAGTCTGCGACTTTATCAACAGCAGTTTCTACTCTATCAATTATACTACCTTCTTCTTTTTCTATTACTTTAAAAAAATCAGTTACCACTTCTTTGTGAAGAGGTGGCAACTCATTAAAAGTTTTTGTAGTTATAATATTGTTATTATTATAATTACTGATTTTCATTCTCAGCAGGTGCCTCTGCTTCAGGTTGAGTTTCAGTATTAGGTGTAAACTCAATCTGTTGACCCTCAGTGTCCATAATTTGGTCTGTTCTATCAGACGGGTCAATAACGGCAGGCTTTGGGTCACTATGAGGTTGTGCCTCTACTCCATTAAATATTTTACCTGCAATATCAACTCTAGCTTGGTCTAAACCTGCAGCTACTTTATCTCTTAAAGCATCTTTAAATGCTTCGCCAGCTTCTGCATTGTTGCCAGCTGCTAAGTCATCAATAAATGTTTTTACATGTTCACTCATCATTTTCTCCTATTATAAGTTCTCATTATTTGTTGTTGGGGCTGCAATAATACCGTCATCAACTTCTTTTCTAATTTGTTTATCAATATCTTCAATATCTCTTTGAGATTGTTTTAAGATATTTTTTCTTACATATTCTACTGAGAAGTATTTACCAACATAATCTCTTACGCTATCAGCTAGTCTTAATCTTTCTAATAACATTTCAGACTCTTTTAATTCTGCAAAGTGTCCGTCTTGTAAGAAATCATATTGTAATGCATCTCTTAAAATGTGCCAATCTTCATCTGTAATTACAGCTTTTAAGATTAACTGTGTTCTAAGAATGTCATTAAATAATTCAGTAAATTTCTTTCTTAGCCTTTGAACAAATTTAGTAAATTTAAGTTCATCTCTAGTAATTTCTGTAGAACGGCCAAGATTAAAACCTTGACTTGCCTCTAATCTACTAGGAGGAACATTTAAACTTCTATAGAGTTTCGCTCTAAAGTATTCTATATCTGCAATCTCACCTAAGTTTTGACCGCCTGGTAATGTCGTAATATCAGTACCTCTACCACCTTCTCTACTTGGTAACCAAAAGTCTTCAAGCATAGACATATAGTTTCGGTCATCTCTAATCTCACCTGTAGATGCATCATAGACAAGTTTATTTCTATATCTTGCCATAACATCTCTAAGATATTGTTCAGCCTTAACTTTAGGTAAATTACCTACATCAATCTTAAAAATTCTTCTTTCAGGTGCTCTTGCTATTCTGTAAATAACAGCAGAGTCCTCAATCATTCTTAATTGATTAACAGGTTTGATTGCCTTATGTAAATAAGACAAGACCATATTTTTGTTTTGGTCAACTAAACCACTAGGTACAAATGAAACAGCATCTGGAGCAATTTTAATACCACCAGATGTAGTATTAGTTACACCTTTTTCATTGTATAAAAAATACTCTTCAAACTCATCAATCATAGTTAGCGTACTAGGACCCATAGCGCCGTCAGGTCTTCTTTTTCTAACTTCTCTAATCTTCTTAATTTTACGAGGGTCAATGTATCTTAATTCAGTGATACCTTTTCTTGGAGATTCTCTATCAATTACTTTATGATAATAGATTCTTCCGTCAACATACCATCTTCTAAAGATGTCGTGCCCTTTAGTATTAAAGGCCATTAACCTTAATACTTCTTTAAACTCATCTTCTATCTTTCTTCTAACTTCTTTACCAAATGGGATTTCTTCGATTTTAAGACGAATAGCATCTTTCAATTCATTAGCCACAACTGCTTCATTGACAATATCTTCAATTGCCATATCACATTCGGGGTGTAATGCTATTTCTCTATATCTACGAATTAAATCTTGCTCTGTTTTGGCCTGTCCCTCCATATCGAGGTACTGACCAAAATAACCACCGGCGGCGACGGTTTGGGTACCGTCATCCGCTTGTGGTTGTGTAAAGCTTTGTTTTGGATCCGCCTGTTTTTTCAGACGAGTGATAGAAAATCCAAATAATTCAGCCATAATAATATTCCTTTTTAACTACTATTTATGTATTAAGTAGTAGTGTTACTTTCAAAGTATTGATATGCAAAAGTCACAGAAAATTCTTCAATCGCTGTAGCTTCGTCATATGTCAATTCAATCGGAGCAATTGTAGTAGGAAATACACCTCTTAAAGTGTAAGACTTAATAGTTGCACCGTTTCTATCCAATTGGTCAACAAACGCATCAACTTGATAATCCGCTGGATTTGTCAAGCCTTCATTGTCTGTCAAGTTATTGATACCATTTGACCATCTTTCAAACGCATTTCTTAGTTTGAAATCTGTATCATTGTACACAGTAACAGACCAATCTTCAATTGTTCTATCACCAGCAATCTTAATAGCTCTGCCTCTAAAAGGCACATTAAAACTAGGTACAGTCATACCTGGTAATGATGTTGCTCTACATAAGAATGCTAGGTCTTCTATTTCGCCACCAACTTGTGCGTAACCAGGAAAAGGCATAGTAACCTTAAACTGATTGGCTCTTGCGCCACCACCTGCAAGTTTGGCTTTGAAGTCATTAATGTTTGGCATTTTATTTCTCCTTTACCTATTAACCTGCAACTTCGTCAAAGCTGACGCCAGTTCTGGTTGCGACAAATTGTAATGTGATAAAGTTGATACTTCTTGCTGGTTTCACAAAGATTTCAGCAACAAATTCATTTCTATCAATTACTTCGCCGGTGTTGTTAGTTTCATCACACACTACTAAAAAGTCTGTGATACCTCTTCGACCTTGTACTTCTCTTAGGAAAGGCTCTACAATGTTTCTAAAGTTCGCTCTTGTAAATTCATCATTGAATTCAAACAATTGGAATTTAGAAGCAGTTGAAATTGCCTTCTCTAAAGTGATGAACAGTCTTCTAACATTGATTCTATCAAATGCTGAAGGAGCTGACAATCCAGTTTTATCACCGAATAATACAGTACCTTGTCCTGGGAATGTTGCCACAGGATTTACTCTAGCTCTGTATAATTCATCTCTTTGTGTTTTAGTTGGATTAAATGCAAGTTTCACAACGCCTCTAACAATACCTCTGTTAAAGCCTGCTGGTGAATACCAAGCATCCGCTACTAAGTCTGTTCTAGCAGCTAGTCCAGCCATGTCACCGTTTAATGGGACATATCTGTAAACATCATTGTATCTGTCGTACATATATTTGTAACCACTATCAAATACAACATATGAAGATGAATTGATTCCGTTAAAGAAACCAATCACATTATCTTTTTGTGTATTTGCATCAGCAACACCTACAACATCACTTCTTTCAGGAGATACAAATGCTACTGCATCTTTTCTGTTTTCTGCGATTGTAATAAGGTTACCTGCGTGTGTAGCATCACCATTAGCGGCCATAATTAAACCAACATCAACAGTTTCAGCATCCTGAAATTTCTCATAAGCAGTTAACTTTTGAGCTGTTGTTGCGGCTGTTCCGTCTGAACCGTTTAGTAATGAAACTACGCTTACAGTTGTTACTGAAGTGTAAGTTGTTCCTGAAGCAGCTGAGCCCCAGTTTGAACCAGATGAATTGTGGTCCATCCAGTAAATGTAAGAAGATTTATTATAGATTACATCTGGATAGTAATTAGTATCTCCTTGTGGTGATTTTGCGTCTGAAGCTTTAGACACAGCACCAAAAGTTTCTAATACATCACCTTTTGTACCTGTAATTCCACCATCTTCGTCAACTACAACTATGTGAATTTCGTCACCTGAACCACCTCTTGCTTGTGCATATGGTGAAGTTCCTGGTGCTTTATCAAATAAGTCATAGTATCTCCATCTTCTTCTTACATTTGAGCTATCTGTAATAGCTGCGTGTAAACCTGAAGAGTCAGAAGCTGTGAAGTATTGTGGTTCTTCTTTTCTAACTATTGTTAAATCATTAGTTGCAACACTAATAACTCTATATTCATAATTGTCACCAAAATTAACAATATCTCCTGCTGTGATACCTGTTCCTGATGTAACTGTTACAACCGTATCTCCTGCAGCTGTAGCTGCGTCATTGACAGTTGTTTTAGCAGTTTCTTCATAAGCAGTAGCAGACGGGCATGATTCAATTTTTAAATTGTTTCCCCATGCACCAGCTGTTCTAGCTGCCCATAAACCAACAGAAGCTTGTCCAGCGGCAAAGTTATCTTGGTAATCAGTTGTATTCTTAATAACAAATGTACTACCACTTTCGGTAGCATTTGATACAGATGAGTTCGTAACACGGACAACTCTTAGAGCGTTAGAGTATGATAAGAAGTTAGCAGCGGTAAAAAATCCCTCAAAAGTATTTGAGTCAGGTTTACCGAATGTGCTTACCAATTCTTGCTCACTAGAGATACTTACTATCTCATCTAAAGGTCCTTTAGTTGCTTGAATAGCAACTGCACCTATAGATGTAGAAACAGCAGGTATGATTCTAGTTAGGTCTTTTTCCTGTACGAGAACACCTGGTGATACTTGAAATGCCATTAGGTTTTCTCCTTTAATTAGCTAATTATCTTTAATTGTTTAAAATATTCAAAACTCATAAGTTTTCTTATGCCCATATTCAAAATTCAACCTTACTGATATTTATAATAACTGTAAATTAGACTATAATCCTTTACGAACCACTGGATGCCAGACTGTACCATATTCATCTACCTCAGACTTTTCGTG